GCTGCCACTAGAATGGGTACAAATGCTATTCTTGGACAATATGACACCTATCGTTCTGAAGAGGGGGTTGATCCTGACAGTCGTACTCCTACCTATTTTGCTGGTAGTTTATTCGTTGATAACTGGCGTTGGGAGGGAGTTCCTTTTAACGTCATGACGGGCAAGAAGATGCCCTATGGATGTGTGGAGGTTGTAATTAAATTTAAGGCACCACCACAACAACTATTTGAAGGTGAGGTTAATGATCGTATTGTTATGCGTCTACAACCACATCCACACCTTGATATTATGATGGACATTAAGACTCCTGGTATGAGTCAGGGAGTTGAACCAGCAACACTAACACATAGATATCCTGATTGGTTGGGGGTCGATGGCTACGAGAAACTTCTTTTTGATTCTATCAACGGTAACCAGTCTAACTTTGTCCATGCAGATGAGGTCATGGAGTCCTGGAGAATCGTTGATGATCTTCTCTGTACTGGGGAATCTTGCCCCATTCTTACTATTCCTTATCTATACTCAAGTGGCTGGGGACCCCAGTCCAAAACGGAAGAGATAACTAATTGGGATTATCCAGCATGAACTTTGAACTTACAATGGAGGATTACACAATCATCCTCAATGCATTGCACTACTATAAGAAGGTTGAGAAGTATCCAAACTTTGCTCACTTTGATGAGGATCGTATTAATACCTTACGAGATAAACTTGCACAACAATTGGTCCCTTCTAAAAAACTTAAACTAGAATGAGCACTCTTTTTGTACTTTTATTTGTATCATTACTGATTGCTGCCATGCAATTGACTTGGCCAGGACGGTATAGAGGATAGTTTATAAATATATGAAACCCAGTGTAGATTATAATGGCAGCAGTACCATTGAATCTGACCCTAGAGCAGGGAACAGACTTCCAAGTAAACTTTACTGTAAGGAATAAAGATCAGTCTCCTCTCAATCTCCTTGGTTATACTGCATCAAGTGAGATGCGGAAGCATTATACTGCGACAAAAAAGTATGACTTTGATGTCACTTTTGTTGATAGATCTCAGGGTAGATTGAGACTTAGTATGACGGATGCTGTCACTGGAACTTTGGCAGAAGGCAGATATGTCTATGATGTATTTGTAACTTCTGCAAATGGAACCAAGACAAAGGTTGTCGCTGGTATGGTCTTAGTACAACCAGGAGTTAGCTTCTAATGGCAGATTACATAATCACGTTAGATGATGATCAGGACGCCAGTATTGGTACACCAGATTATAATATTGGTGTAAATTATGAGATCCCATCAAAGAGTGTACAGTATCAGAATTTAATTCTTGATAGTATTGCATCTCAGTTTGATGGTACAAAGACCACGTTTGATCTTTATGTTGATGGGGAACCTTATACCCCCGTCAATGCTCAAGGTTTGATTATATCTATTAATGATGTGGTTCTTAGTCCAGGAGTTGACTACAACGTAAGTGGTAGTCAGATTATTTTTACCAACCCACCTGCAGCATCTAGTGACTTCTTCGGAGTTGCTCTTAGAACTGTTGCTGATCTTACAAGAACAATTAATTTTGTTCTTGATAATGGTTCAAATGATATTACTTCTGGAGTAAAAGGATCTCTTGGTCTTGATGTATCTGGTAGAATTGAATCCTGGACCTTGGTTTCAGAGAATGAAGGTTCAATTGTTATAGATATTAAGAAGGATAAGTACGATACTTATCCAGATAGTTTGACTTCCATTGTAGGATCGGAGTATCCACGGTTGTCAACTCAAAAGAAAAATAGAGACGAGTCACTGTCCACTTGGACTACAGACGTTGTTGCTGGTGATATTTTAGATTTTAGCGTTGTCTCTTGTACGGGCATTCAAAAATGCTCACTGTTCCTTAGACTAATCCTATAATTAAGGAACATTATAAATAAATCATAGGAAACACATGTTCATTAGGAGTCCACTCAGATGGCTTTATTAGTATCCGACAACGGTGAACTTCAGTCGCTCAGATACCTGGTTAATTCTGATAGAAATATCCCCAGAAATCTTATCTTGAAACTGTATACTTCAAATACAGTTCCAACTGAGACTGATGTTCCCTCCCAGACCGCATATTACGAACCCTACGACGCTACAGGTCTTGTAGGTTATGGCACTGCGCCTTCCACAGGTTATCCTTCCATCATCAACGCACGTCATGATGAGGATTATTCCAGACAGTATGGAATCTTCCTGAACGGAAGTGAGTGGAATGTAAGAACCATTCTTAACCCAATCGCTACCACCACTGGCAGTGGTAACGTCAACGAGTACACGATCACGGTATCCTCTGTTTCCAATATCGCGGTTGGTCATTATGTAAGCGGCGGTAATGTCGGTACTAACGCTGTTGTTGCGGCAATCGATGGTAACACTATCGTTCTTACTGTAAAGAACGCTGCTACCTTCTCTAACCAAGCACTTGAGTTTGGTGTCGGTACAACAACTGCATCTTATCCTGAGCAGACTTTCACCTTTACCTCTGCTGCTAATAACATCTACGGTTATTATCTGATCAGAGCAAACAACCTGCCTATCTCCCTGAACGGTGTTGAGCACGCGGTTAACGTCGGAACTGGTCTGACCATTGCTAAGGCACAGACAAGTGGAACTATCGGTAACTCTTATATCGATCTGTATCCATTCCAATGGGCTCCAACCGTATCTGGTATCGGATCTGAGTTTACTCTGGTTGTATCTTCTAACGTTGGTATCAATACCAGACAAAGAGTTATTGGTGCTGGAATCGCTGAAGGCGCAAGAGTTGTTGGTATCATGAATACCACCACCATTGTCCTTGACAAGAAGAACACTGGCACAGTATCTGGTGTTGCTACCTTCTATCAAGAGAACACCGAAGACATCTGCGTCGGCATGGGTGTCACCCACGGTAACATCGGCGGTGAGGTTGCTGCTATCCTCGCAGACACCACCATCACTGGTATCGATGAGAAGACTGGTAGAGTCTACCTGAGCAGCGAACTTCAGAACAACATTCAGAACGCTACTGGTAACATCGTCTACTTCAACTATGCTGAAGTAAGCGTTGGTGCTACTACTCACGGACTGGTCGCTGGTGACGTAATCTACGTTGCTGCTGGTGCTGCTAACACCACCACAACCTCTGGTACTTACACCATCCACACCACTGAGGATGAGAGCACCTTCACCACTGCTCCTGCGATGACAGGTATCGGAAGTGCAACTCTCTATAACAGCATCTTCTTCGCTGAGAGATTCACAAATGGTCCTTACAACATCCAGAACAACGGTGACCAAATCAAAGTTACTCTGAACGTCAGCCTCGACTGATTACTTTACACAATATACTTTGTTATGGGGAGGTTGCCTAGAGCGATCTCCCCTATTTTTTTAGGAGAATATTGGCTATGTCCGCAAGATTTGTAGGAGTAAACTCTACATTTGAAGAACAGAGATTGGCAATTAATGATCTTGCCATTGATCTGTTTACTTTACAAAACGAGACCGCAGTAGACTATGCTAGGGTTGCTGGTGTTGCAACTTATGCGGAGTATGCTGGATTCTCAACATATACTCCTTTGGCAGGAGTATCTACATACTCATCTATATCTGGGTATTCAACAACATCTGGGTATGCTGGTGCAGCAGGCATAGCAACTAACGCTACATTCTCAGTTCAAGCTGGGTATGCTATCACTGCTGGAGTATCAACAGAAGCGGGTTACGCTACAGCGGCAGGATTTGCTGATACGTCAACCTATGGAACGTATGCATATTATTCTCAGATCGCTGGATTTGCTACAGCAGCACAGGATTCTCAAACAGCAAACCTTGCAGCATCTATAAGAGTTACTGCTCAGAATACAGGAACAAATTATCTTACCTTTGTCAATGTTCTGGGTGACGGGTCGTATCAAAATGTATGGACAGACAGTGAACTGAAGTATGAACCTGCAACTAATAGTTTTTATGCGGGAATCATCAGTGCAACATCAATTAGTGGTGATGGATCTGGATTATTTAATGTATCCTCAGAGGTAGTTGGAGTCTCTACTGCAGGAACATCTGGATTTAATAACTTAAATGTTACTGGAGTATCTACCTTCCAAAGTAATGCCACATTTAACAGCACCACCAATTTTAATGATAACGCTGCCTTTGGTGATGATAATGTATTAAACTTTGGCGCTAGTTCAGATGGACGTATTTTCTTTGAAAATTCCGAAAATGAATTTCATGTCAGAGTTCCTGGTGGAAGTGGGAAATTAACCCTTGGTGCAGGGGCTCCTGTACAAATCACTAATGAAGATGGAAATACGAATAGAGCAGTATTTACCAGTGCTGGCGTAACAGTTACTGGAACTACTTCCTCAGATCAGTTAAATATCAGTGGTATTTCTACATTCACTGGTAATATTGATATTGATGGCGCTGGTGCTCACATAAACTTTAGTCCAAGTAGTTGGAGTGGAAGTGCTCCTTACATGGAGTTTTGGGTTGGTAATAACAGTGGAGCGCATTACGCACAAATTGATGGTGGTAATGCGGGTCAACTGCAAATCATGAACTCAACTCATCCTAATGGACACCTTGATTTACGTGCGACTAAAGATTTTTCGGTAGACTGTGGTGGTTACTATGCTATTCTTGCACAAGCAACTGGATCAACCAGAATTTGGCACCCTGCTTCTCAAGAGGATATTTTAAATCCTAAATTAGAAACCCTTGGTATTGGTGTAACTGTAACTGGAACTGTTTACGCTGATGACTTCTCTACTGCTGGTATTGCAACTGCCAACGAATTCAGATTAAACACCTGGGGAGTGACCAGTTACACCAGAATGGGTGGTGGGCAAGTATTAGCATCAGGAGTTAACGATAAAGGATCACTTCAGGTAGGAGCATTAACAACTTGCTTCTCTATGGCACATGCTCCTTTTAATCATAATTGTTATTTTAGTCAAACTGGTGAGAATGATTGGGCTTTTTGGAGTAGTCTAACCAAAATCTCTCTGACGGTTAATGGTGGTATATCAACTCGCCCACACAGTGTTACTGTTAACGAATTGTATGTAGATACAAATGCAAACGTTGCTGGTGTAACTACCTTCCAAGGTGAGACAAACTTTGGTGGAAATATAAACTCACCTATCAATGTGGTGGGTGTTACCACATCCACATTCGCTGGTGATGTTGGAGTTGGTACTGATCAGAGTAGTGGTGTTGTGCTTACAGCACCTAATGGATCTAAGTTTAGACTCGTTGTAGATAACATCGGAAATCTCAGCACCGTTGCTGTTTAATAAATAGGAGTAAGACTGAGAGTATATGGCGTTATTCCAATACAATGGAATAGGTAGCCTCCGTTCTTTGGGTAATCGTTTTACGACCCAGAGAGCGGTATATTCGTATAACCAATTTTCTATCCTCAATTATGAGGAACTTAATTATGGTAGTATTACCGATGCGGTAATAGAAGCAGAAGACTACGGTGAGATCACTGCTTCCATCGAGCAATACTATCAGATACAAGACTTTGGAACTATCACGCTGGATACAACTGGCGTACCGATGGGTAAGATCGGTATCCACTTGTCAGCAGACGATGCTACCACAAGGGTAAGTGTTGGTGGTGTCGAATTCGCACTGTTCGGACGAGCAATAACCGAGGTATTCTTCAACCCAGTTGATAGGGTCTTCGACTTCCAAGGCGTTGCCGTTGACAGGACTACCTCTTCCTGGTTGGGAAGAGGCGTCCTGCCTCCAGTCGAGGCGGAAGCTCTGGATGCGGTTGTTGCCATTCCACCTACATCCATCTTCCACCTTTCTACAAAGGGTTCAGCGAAGACAGAAGTAATATTCAACAAGCAAGATAGAATTCTTGGTTTCGTCGGTGAAGCAAGTGAGAGCAGATCTTATCTGTTCGATCAAGACGATGCTATAGATTTCGAGTCCGATGACTTCGGATTCCTCAATGAGACTGTATTGAGGAGCGAAGACTACGGATTAGTTACAGAACTTCAAGATGTTCCTAGTTGGGACTTCTCTAATGTTGAGGACAGAGGATTCCTCTCTCCAGAAACCACCATCAAGGTACATGGCAGAATGCCATTCAGTGGTGGTGCAACAGAGAGCTTTGTCAAGGGTAATTACGACGGATCTGTTGGTAATAAGCAACCTAGATTGGTTGGTACTGCGATTGATTACACCATTCCCAAGCACTTTGGTGATGGTTGGATCAACATTGATGGTTCGCCTCGCGTCCAGATCAGGATGCACTATAAGGCAGACGGTGGTTGGGACTTCTATCCCAATAGATTCCGTGGTGGATCTCTCTTTGGATTCTCCAGCACTGCTGAGACCACTTCTGTTCTTAGTGAAGGATCTGGAAAACTCTTCTCTGTCAAGAGCACTACCACCTTCAAGGCAGTACGTAGTGAAGTTGGTGTTAGTGAAGAGGACATCCTGGTACAGGGTGGAGCATTCTATGAGGTCATCTTCAATCAGGTTGATAGAGTCTTCTCCTTCAACAATGAAGAGATCAACAGAAGAGCATTTGCATACAACTTGTCTTCTGTTGTCAATGTTGAGTCTATTGATTATGGATTCATCACCGATACAATCACAGTTGCCGAAGACTATGGTGATGTAAGTTACGATGAGATCTACTATCCTTGGCAGAAGGAAGACTTCGGTACTCTTGCTCCTACCACAACAAGACTTCCCTTCGGACTTGGTAGACTTCATAGTTCTACTGAGACTCCAAGAGTTAGAAACTTCGTTGGTAATCAAGAGCACGCTCATCTCAGAGTTCTTGGCACTGGTAAGGTATACGTTCTGCCTAAGTTCACTTCTAAGGGTGACCTTGTTAAACTCAGAGGCGACACAACCTTCAGCAGAGCAAGAGATTGGGTTGGTACTGGCAACCTGCCTACCGTATCTGGAACCGCTGAAGCAGTTGCATTCGTACCCGCTAAGGACGATAGAGCACTCTTCAACTTTGAAGGTGAACTCGTTGAGAAGTTTGGTAAGGGTAACTACGACGGAGTTGGTCAACTCTTCGGATTCGATAGTTCCTCCGTCTCCATCATTATTGGTGTTACTGTTAGTGGTCTCTTCTCCGTACATGGTGAAGTCGTTGACAAGGCAATCTTCAACGAAGTTGGATCTGGATCTCTTGGTCACTTCGATGGTGGAGCAGAGAGTGTCACCTTCGACTACAACAGCGAATCTTCCTTCGGCGTATGTGAAGGTGAAGATTATGGATCTGTTGCTGAACCACCATTCAATGTTGGTGCATCTGCTGTTATTGGACCATATGCAAATGATCTTATTAGCACGTATGCGAATAGAGAAGTATCCAGCTTCGGAACAGTTCCTAATGCAATTGATTATGGATATGTAAATCAGTACTATCAGTACAACCACGAAGATTACGGAACTCTTTATCCAGACGATTGCCTGGAACCTCAGGGTCTGCAACTTCAGTTTGTCAGTACAACTACAGACTCTCTTGTCAAACCATTTATTGGTTCTGGTTCTATCTTCTCCTTCGTTGGTGGCGAAGAAGAGACTGCTACCGAATGGACAGGTTCTGGAACTCTTGATCTTAATGGTGAACTTCAGGAGTCTGTCACTCCAGCAACGGAGATTGGTTCTGGTTCTCTCTTCAGTTACGTCTCCTTCACCGAGGCAGCAGCATTTGTACCTGCGAAGGCAGATCCTCTGTTTGCAATCGACGGTGGTCTTCGCATCAGCGCAGTCAAAGAGCAAGAGTCCGAACTCAAATTTACCGCTGCCTGGGAGGCAAGCGGATCTCTGTTCGGAATCGATGGATCTGGAGAGGCAACTGGAAACGAGCATACTGGTTCTGGTTCTATCTTTGTTCGCGATTCTGGTGTCAGAATCGAACCAGAATCCTTCACTCCTTGGATTCCAGAAGGACGTGGATCTATCTTCTCGTTCGTCTCCTTCACCGAGTCTGCAACATTTGTACCTGCGAAGAAGAAGGCACTCTTCGGATTCTCTGGCGCTGCTACGGATATTCGCTTTACTGCAGCATACGTCACAATCGAGACTACTCACCTGCTGCTCAGAGGATCACCCAAGATCTTCGTTCTTCCCAAGCACACTGGTGCTGGAACACTCTTCGTTCGCGATTCTGGTGTCAGAATCGAACCAGAATCCTTCACCCCATTCATTCCACCTGGCGAAGGAAATATTGGAAACTTTGGTGGTGCTGCAGAAGCATTTGGTGCAAACCCACCAGACGACTTTACTCTGTTCACATTTACGGGTCAGGTCGATACTCCTCTGCTCACCTTCTCCGAGCAGAAGTTTGTTCAGGCAAGATTCCTCCCAGACGAGGCATTCACCACCTTCCAACTCAGAGTTACCGAGACTGGTCTGCAACCTGTCGAAGTTCATGGAGAACTGGACGAGTCCTTTACTCCTGCTCCAGAAGTTGGAACTGGAAGACTCTATGGATTCAGTGGTGCAGCAGAAGCAGCAGTCTTCAATCCAATCGACAAGACTACTCTCTTCTCCTTCGAGGGCAATGCTGCAGAGAGCGAGACCAATTCTATGGTCGCGTTTGGATCTCTCTTCGGATTTGCATCTGGAGTCGAAGTTACTGCGGTCGCAGAAGAGAAGCAGGCACTGTTCTCCTTCGCTGGCAATCTTCAAGAGCGTACTACTCCTGCTCCACACGTTACAACTGGCGGACTCTTTGGATTCTCCAGCACAACCGAAGCGAAGGTCTTCGATTATCCAGAACGCACTACACTTTACAAGTTCCACGGAACAGCAGAAGAGAGTGCATCTATTGCAGAAGAAGGAACTGCAACTCCTGGTCTGGATGTCAATGGCAATCTGGTCGAGAGTGCAACATTCGCGCACGCGGGTACAGGTTCGATCTTCGGATTCTCCAGCACAACCGAAGCAAAGGTCTTTGTTCCTCGCGGACTCAGAAACATCTTCACCGTCGTTGGCAATGGTGCAGAGAGCGAGACCAATGTCGAGATTGGTTCTGGTACACTTACTGGATTTGTTGGTGGAGCAGAGAGCACATCCAACGTCGAGGTCAAGTTCACTCTCTTCACAATCGGTGGAGAGACAGTTGGTGGAGATGTCAAATTTACTGCTGCAAATCTGGCGGTTGGTCAGGTCAGAATTGGTCTCAGCAACGACGGAATACCTGGAGACGGATCCAGAGGTATCACGATCTTCAGACTCAGAACCTTCCCAGAGGGTCCAAAGGTCAGATTTACTGGAACAAAAGCAGAGTCCTTCACTCCAGCACCACATATCGCTGAAGGTCTCATCGATATTGAGAAGGGAACTAAGGATACTAAGTCCAGATATATTGAATATAGAGACCCACAACCTACTAGAATTGTAGTTATCTAAACTGATAAATAAATATAACGCATTTTAGTGGACCTTAATGGCTAATACCAAACGGGTACAACTGCGTAAAGGGACGGAGTTGGAGCACTCTACATTTACTGGTGCTCTTGCTGAAGTAACTTTTGATACTGATAAAGGGACAATTAGAGTTCATGATGGACTCACTTTGTCTGGGGTAGAGATTCAAAAATCTCGATTGACTGATTTAGACGGTTCTCATAATGGCAATGTCCTGAGAACTAATATGAAATACTTTAGTGATACCTCAGCAGGTCCTTTTGCAGTTTATCTACCAACACTTCGATTTGTAGGAGATACTATTCATCTTGCAGATTCCAAATACACCTGGAATATAAATAATCTTACAGTATATGCTCAAGGTGGAGACCAAATAAAAGACAGCACTGGGTTCATCGATACATTTTTAAACTGTGACGTTGCTGGTGAGTATGTCGAACTTATTTGGGAAGGAACTTTCTGGAGGATGTTCTCATGAACCTAAGTAGAATGGATGGTTCGATGAAACATGTTGTTCAATCGAACGATTTCATCGTACATGCCCTGCGTAGAGACGCAGATGGTATGCTTCGTTACACAAAAGTAGGTTCTGGGAGCACCGACATAGGAGACTTCCATAGAACTGATGGAACTCAATATCCAGGGTTCCTTGATGGTGAAGATTATGTGGAAGAAACAACTGAGGATAAAACTTATAAGAATAATCCACATGATAAATACCAACAGTATAGATTTGACTTCAGAAATCTACACTATTTTATAGACAGTGATGGATACCTTGTCGCCCGTATTAACGGCACATATGATTACACAACCGAAGGACCTAAGTAAGAAAGGAATTAACTAACGATGGCTGATTTTAGATTAGGAAGACTAAAATTCAATTGGAGAGGCGACTGGGCTCCTAGCACCGAATATGTCATTGATGATATCGTCAAGTTTGGTGCTAACACTTATGTCGTCACTACCAATCACACCTCCGCTGCGAGCGAAACGGAATGGTATGACACCGATGAGTCATACTGGAGTCTGCATGTTGAGGGTATCCGTAACGTAGGATCGTATACACAAGGAACCTTCTACAAAATTAACGATATCTTCAAGTATGGTAACACTCAATATCGTGTTACTGCAGGTATCGGAACCACTGCAGGTCTGGTGTTCCCAGGTATTGGGACCATGGCACCAGCAAACCCCAACGTAGTATCTTATGTTGCTGGTTTTAATGGTGAAGGTGACTGGGATGCTGGTACGGTATACGAGACTGGAGACGTTGTTCTCTATGCTGGTAACTCTTATGTTGCTATTTCTACCTCTGTACAGGGAGCAATTCCTCCAACTGAACTTGATACTCAGTGGGAATTCCTCGCACAAGGTCATAACTCTGTAGGTCTGAGCACCTATGAGTCTGGAGTTACCTATTACAGAGGCGACTTGGTAACCGTTGGTGGTGATACCTATCAGGTAGTTGCTTCTTCTGCAGAGTATATCCACCCAACTAAGGGTCTGACCATTGGTATTGGTTCTACTACAGTTGGTGTTGCTCAAACTGCATGGTCTCTGTATAACAGAGGTCTGAGATATGCAGGATCCTTCTCTACAACTACTGAATACTTCAGAAATGATGTTGTTGAGTATGCATCGTCTTCTTATGTTGGTATTGCTTCTACTTCCGTAACTGGAATTGTTCCTGGATCTGATCAGACCAAGTGGGCAGCGATGGCAGTTGGTGATTCCAACGCTCTGCTGACACAAACTGGTGATATTCTGATTAGAGACAATACTGCTCCAACCAGACTGGGTGTCGGAATGACATATCAGTCACTGGGTATTGGAACAGATAACGTTCCTACTTGGATGACCATCGGTGATTCCACTAGAATTTATCACGTTGACCCCGAACTGGGTAAGGATACCTTCAATGGTAGCACCCCAGACATGGCGTTCAGAACGCTGAAGACAGCATGTGATAACGCAAGCGCGATTACAGATATTACTGGATTCATTTATGATGAAGTAACTGGTCTGTCTACAGTTACAGCACCAAACCACGGTATTCTTTATCCAAATATTACCGTTAGACTGAGAGACATTGAGTTCTCTTGCCTCTCTGGTGGTAATAGTTATGCAGTTAACGCATTCCAGTATGATGCTGGTGCTGGTATTGCAACTTGTACCGTTGGTGCAGCAATGACTGGTCTCAATGTTGGAGACACAATCAGACTTGATAACCTTGAATTCACCTGCCCAGGTGGTTCTGGTATCACAACAACCATCTTCCCTGATGGAACAAGACCTGAAGGTTATAACTTCACCGTAAGTGCAATCAACGGTCCTCAGCAGATTGAATTCTCTGTTGGTATCTCTACCATTCAGCACGTATACGTCTCTGGTGGTACACTGTTTGTTGGTGTTGACACTTCATTCTTCCCAAGAAACGTTCTTACATCTTACTTCAACGTTATTGACGTTGTTGACAACAATACATTCACCATTAACGCTGGTGTATCGTCAATCACTCACACTTATGTACAGGGTGGACAAGTTCTGAACCTGTCTCCTGCTGTTATTAGACTGTCTTCTTCTGAATTCGTTGAGCAACTTCCACTTGTTGTTCCTCCATTCACCTCTGTTGTTGGTTCTACGCTGAGATCTTCTAAGATTAGACCTGCTTCTGGTCTGTCTGCTGACGGCATAACTCCTAACAACCGTCAGACCATGTTCCAACTGTCTGACGCAACAACGATTCAGGGTCTGAACGTTGATGGCATGGTTGGATTTGATTATGATTCTTCTTATCCTTATCAGTTAGAGTACACTACTGTTAGAACTGGTGTTGGTACAACTGCTTGTGGTATCTACTTCGCATACAACCCCAACTCTCCAATTCTGAACAAGTCCCCTTACGTTAAGGACTGTACTGCATTCGGTAATCCTCCAACTGATGGTGGTTCTGGTGGTGCTGGTGTTGGTGTCTTCATCGACGGTAACGTCCATGATTCTGGATTCCGCACGATGGTCTTCGACGCCTTCACTAACGTTCTGAGTGATGGTGCTGGATTCATCCTTGACAATGACGCTGGTGCTGAGATCGTCTCCTCCTTCACATACTACTGTAAGTGGGGTTACTACTCTGGTGGTGGTTCTAGAATTCGTGGTGTTGGTGGTAACAACTCTTACGGTGACTACGGCGTTATCGCATCTGGATTCTCTACTGCTGAGACTCCAAGAACCCTGAGACTGTTTGGTGACAAGCTCGACACTGCAGTTGGTACTATAAGCGGTACAATTGCAATCGGTAACACCATCACTGGTGGAACCTCTGGTGCTAAGGCAACCTTCATCAACGACCAAACTTCTTCTGACGCGATCTACTTCAAGTACTATCCTGGTTACGGTGATCCTAGCGTTGGCGCTGGTCAAACCGTTGGTATTGGTACTACCTCCTTCGTTCCTGGCGAGTGGTTGAACTTCGTTGGATCTGGTACAACTGGTGCTATCCAAGTCTCCGCAGTCGCAGGATCTGTTGGTGGTCAGAAGGGCGTTCTGTTTGAACTTGACCTTGCTGATGGCGCTAACTTACCACTGGTTGGTGACGCGATTGGTATTAAGACTACTGGTATTGGTAGTGATCTGGTCAATAACGACGCAAGATTCTACATCATCAACAACGTAACTGGATTCCAGACTTCCTGGACTCAGTACAGAGGTGACATTGGAGATTCTCCTGTTACTTACTCTGGTCGTGTGGTTGTTACTGTATCTCCTGAGAAGGGAATCAGAACACCTGATACACGTACTGGACTTGGTGCTACTAACAACCTTGATGGTGGCGGTGGTTCCATGGTCGAAGTTAGAACTAAGTTCTCTAACGCACGTCTGACTGGTCACGACTTCCTCTCCATTGGTGTTGGTAACAAGGTTGAAACCAACTATCCAAACGTTAACGAGGCAAACGTACAGCAGGGTAATGAGACCAACAACTTCGGTCCTGGTAGAGTATTCTTCGTCTCTACTGACCAAGGTGGTAACTTCAGAGTTGGTGACTTCTTCTCCGTTAACCAGTTGACTGGTGCTGCTACCCTGGACGCTTCCGCGTTCAACCTGTCTGGTCTGACAGAACTGAGACTGGGTTCACTGGGTGGTCAGATCGGTGAGGCGATCAACGAGTTCTCCTCTGACGAGACCATGAGTGGTAACTCCAACACCGCTTGCCCAACTGAATTCGCGGTTCGCGGATTCCTGACACGCGGCAGCATGGGTGTTGAGGCAATGGTTCCACCTAAGGGAACAACTGCACAAAGACCTGTATCTCCAATCCAAGGTGGACTGAGATTCAACACAGATCTGGGATCCTTTGAAGGATACAGCGGAACTGCTTGGGTGCCCATCGGTGGTCTGCAGAACGTAGATGTAACTACTACTTACACTGCATCTCCATTCCAGACCCTCTGGTGTGATACAAGTGGTGGTGGATACACTGTTACTCTTCCTCCAACTCCTAATAAGGGAGATGTCGTTAGAATCCTTGATGTTGGTAAGTCCTTCGACAGCAACACACTCACGGTTGGCAGAAATGGCAAGCGTATCATGGGTGACGCAGCGGATCTAACGGTAACAACTGAAGGTGCAGCATTCGATCTGATCTTCTACAACGACACATACGGTTGGAGAATCTTCTCCGTCTGATGTATACGGTACGGGGGGGACTTTGGGTTCCCCCTCTTCTTTATTATGTACGTTTATATAAATAATAGAACGAGGATTAATGTAAAAAATGGCATCCTACGGAAGTTACAAAAAGATTGTACAAGGTCAGATTATAGATGGCACTGTACCTAATGCCGCTCTTGATCCAAATGCGGGACTTAAATATTATGTGAAGCACATTTATGGGCAACCTCAGGTTTGCTCTCCTGGTTGTTGCTGTCTTTGGACAGTTCCTGATGGAGTCAAGAGAGTGACCTTTGAACTCTGGGGTGCTGGTGGTAATGGTAACGGACACTGCTCTTGCAACCGCTGTCACCACTATCAAGGCGCTGGTGGAGGATTTTACTCCAGTAAAACCATTAGTGTTCAGGGAGGTTGGCAGTATACTGTTTGTGCTGCTGGTGTTTATCGTTGCTGCTCTAGAGAGTGTGTTGGATGTAAGGGTTGCTCCTCATATGTAAATGGGTGCAATTTGAGTGGATTCTGCGCTAACGGTGGTTCTTGCGGAAGAGCAAATACCAGCTGGGATACTGCATGTTACTCCTTCTTTGAGTGTTGCGCGGAACCAACATCAAATAATGCTGACTTCCAGATGGGTAATCACATTGGTCACTGGGGTGGATCAGTCTTCTGCCACTGTAACTATCAGTGGACTTGTACTACTAATGCACCATTCCTTGCTGGTGGATCTGGCTCTGCATCTGCACTTGTTAACTGCTGGAACCGTTGTGGATGCTGGCACGTACCATACGGTGTAGGTGGACAAAGTGGTATGACCACTTATTGTGAGAGATGCTGCGGACAAGGTGGCATGGGTGGCGGCGGACTCGTCAAGATTACCTACGTTTGATCGGAGCATAAAAAGAAATGGCAAACTATTCTAGTTACAAGAAATTAAGTGCCGATAGTATCGTAGATGGTGCTGTCGAAGCAGCAGACTTTAGTACTGCTCTTAATGGAACTTATGGTGTTAAGTGGTTCCACGGTGGACCATGCCGATGCACACCTGGATGTTGCTGTCTTTGGCAAGTTCCTACTGGAGTGAAGACACTTCAAATTCAAATTTGGGGTTCTGGCGGTAATGGTTCTGGTGCATGTTCATGCAACCGTTGCCATCACTACAGAGGTTCAAGTGGTGGATACTATAATGTAAAAACCATTGATGTTCAAGAGGGTTGGCAGTATACTGTATGTGCTGCTGGTGTTTATCCATGTCTCTCTAGAGAGTGCTCTGGTTGTGAAGGATGTACTTCTTATGTAAATGGATGTAATCTGAGTGGATTCTGTGCCAGAGGTGGTGCAAGAGGATATGCGAACACCAGCTGGGCAGAACTATGCCACTCTGTTAATGAGTGCTGTGTTCAACCAGGACAACATGGTGGTGACTGGTATCAAGTCACTCATACAGGAAGTTGGTCTGGTGCTGAATTTGTTTATGACAGAGGATTCTGCCATTGCTATAACCAAGGAATGTTCTCCAGTGGTGCTGCACTGATTGGAACGGTGTCTACACAGTCTATTAGAGAGTGCTGGATTAAGTGTGCTTGTTGGTCTGTTCCTTATGGTAATGGTGGTGCAAGTGCTATGACTTCATATTGTGAACGCTGCTGTGGTCAAGGTGGTACTGGTGGCGGTGGTCTCGTTAAGATCACATACTTCTGATCCTAAATAAACTTATAGAGAGCGTCAACAAATGGCACAGTATTCTAATTATAAGAAAGTAAGCGGAGAATCCTTCCCAACAGGATCGATTGGTCCAACAAAGGTTGCAACAAGTGGACTGGATACTTGGAATGTTAAGTGGGTTTATGGGTGTGCATGTGCGACCAGTCCAGGTTGCTGCTGTCTTTGGACAGTTCCTACTGGTGTAAGAAGAGCTACTTTTGAACTCTGGGGTGCTGGTGGTAATGGTTCTGGATCTTGTTCATGCCAGCGTTGTCACATCTACGGTGGCGCTCAAGGTGGATATTACAATACAAGAACTATTGATGTTCAAGCAGGTTGGACATATACTATTTGTGCTGCTGGTGTTTATCGTTGCTGCTCTAGAGAGTGTTCTGCATGTAAGGGATGTAACTCTTACGTCAACGGATGCAACCTCTCCAACTTCTGTGCAATCGGTGGTCAACCTGGTTGGGGTGAGAACAGCTGGTCTCTTGCTTGCTTCTCCTACTGGCCTTGCTGCTTAGCACCAGGTAACAATGGTGGAGAATTTGGAATGGGACCTCACAGAGGACATTACTGGAACCCAAGAGGTGTGTTCTGCCATTGCCATGGTAGATATACTATCCCAACTGCTGCTCCATTCATTGGAACCAATGTCATGCAGGCAAACAACTTCTGCTGGATTCGTTGTGGTTGCTGGAGAGTTCCCTATGGTCATGGTGGACAGAATGGTATGACCAACTACTGCGAACGCTGCTGTGGTCAGGGTGGTACTGGCGGTCCTGGTCTTGTCAAGATTACTTACGTCTGATATAATAAAGATTCCGTGTGAAGGAAGTGAAGGGGGGGTGCTAACCGCACCCTCTTTTTTATGATATGTTATAAATAAGAATGAAGGAGTAAACCTGAACAAAACAAAGGAATTACTATTATGGCAACCAGACAAATTAGAGTTGAGTACGATCTCGCTCTCCCCAACGACTTTTTAGTCGATCACGAACAAACTGACGGTAACACCAGAACCGCAACTTATAATGGTCCCGATAAAATCTATCTTCAAATTGGTGAAGATGGAACCGAGAAGCACGGACCACTCACAGAAGATGACATCGCAGATGGTCGTCCCATGCCTGAAGATGTTGTTGATTGGTTTGAAGTTGATTGTGCAACCAACCCTCTTGTTTGTGAACTGAGAGGTCCAGTTGTTGATGAACTTCAAGAGGAGTACACTGCTAATGTAGTTCATGCAGCAACTCCAGAGGTTGATGGATACCCACAGTTCTATTATTCAACTCCATTGATGCCTGCTGATATCTATGATAAGCAGTCTTTAAAAGTTGTCGATGGTGAAATCACTCTGGATAAGTGGACTGTTGTCCAGAAACTTCTTGATAGAGACGAAGATCTTACTTGGGATGATATCAGAAGAAAGAGAAACGACATGCTTGAGCAGTGTGACATGAGAACCAGCACTGACATGCCTTCTTCCATGCTTGAAGAGTGGAAAGCATATCGTGTTAAATTGAGAGACTTCCCTGCTACAATGCAAGCAGCTGGTGTAGCACCTAACTGGGCATTCTATATGTTCCCATTAAGTCCTACTGATGCCGCTATTCCTAGAGGCGAATTTGAAACTCTCTGATAATTAGAATATGAATGAGAATTATAAAATTTACAAGCATGACTATATTATAGAAAACCAATCGGAGATTATCAAGACAGCAGTAATGTGTCATGATAGTCTCCTCTCCGATGGATTTGGAGACACTACATGGAGTTATTATTTGTATAATATCTTCAGTGTCTCCTCTCCATCTTTGCATTATCTAAACATCTTTAGAAAACTAAGAGATGTAATTAGAGAAAATGTAAAAGAAGAAAATATTTGGTTACAGGCATGGTTAAATGTGCATGAACACAATACAGTTTTAGATTGGCACAATCATTCAGCACCCTTTCATGGGTATATTGCATTAGAACCACAAGATACTACAACCGAGTTTGAGGATTGGAGTATCAAAAATGAGACTGGAAATATATACTTCGGTAATGGTAATGTAAGACATAGAGTTGTAAATGACTCTTATTATTCTGGAAAAAGATTTACCATTGGTTTTGATGTGATACCTGGGAGTGTTTTTGAATACGCATATCCAACTAAACAGTATGGGGCAATGCCATTACTATGATGTTTGATTTAAATCATGAACTTAAAGCAAGAGTTGTAAAGGTACTTGATAAACAAGTTATAGAGATAGAAAATTTTTACAAAAATCCTGATGAGGTTAGGAAGTTTGCTTTAGAAGCAAAGAAGTATACTAGAGATGAGAATGAAGACTTACTTAAATCCGTAGTTGGTCGGAGAGTATGTGAGGACAATCTTGAACTGACAAAATTGAGCAGTGTATTTGAACAATTATGCAATCATCCTGAGTGGCATATTGATTTTGATAAAGAACATCATGATTATTATTGGTCTGGAATGAGATTCCTGGTCAATGTTACAAACAATCAGGAGATCTTAGATGATGGGAGAGATATTATTATGCACGTCGATGGTCCTAGAAATAAATGGGCGTGTGTGATATATCTTAATTTATTATTAGAGTGTGAGGGTGGCACGGGGTTCTATTCATATGTTCCTGAGTTTGACAAAATAAAGCTTGAATATATGTCTGACATGAAGTATAATAAAGCAGTATTATATGACGCTAATATGATCCATGGTGCTATCATGGAGAAGAATATGTTCAGACACTGTGACCGTTTGGTACAGGTCATGTTCATGTGATAAATAACCCAGATTATAATTCATTATCCATTTGGAGTTTGATTTAATGAGATCAAAAGCATTTTTTGTCAATGGTGGAGCTGGCAGAGTAATTTGCTCCATCCCTGCATTTGAAAAATATGCAGAGACCCACGACGATTTTGTTATCGTTTGTGAGGGAGGCACCGATTTTTTTAAAGGACATCCAACTCTGGATGGAAAGGTATTCGATAACTGGCATAAAGGTCTGTTTGAACAGGAACTGAAGCACAGAGATATTGTTACCACAGAACCATATCGTATCTGGGAATACTATAATCAAAAGTGTAGTCTTTCTCAAGCATTTGATATTCAAATCAATGAACTTGATGGTCCTAGAGAACTTCCTTCCCCAACAGTTAATCTTGGCAAGATGGAAGCGATTGCTGGATTCAATGCAGTAGAAGAAGTTCGCCAAGGAAGTGGTAAGAATAAAGTATTAGTTGTTCAACCATTTGGTAGATCTGTTGAACAGATTGGTGATGACTTTATTGCTGATGCCTCGGCACGTAGTTTTTCTCTCAACAATATTGTTAGTATTATTAACGAGTTGAAGAAGGATTATGCTATCATTATCATGAGTGAGATTCAATTCCCACTTGAAGAGAATGAAGAGAAGTCTAAGTATAAAGTTGCTAGACCTCAGATTCAGGACATGAGACTGTGGGCAGGAATTATTAATGCTGCTGATCACTTCCTTGGATGTGATAGTATGGGTCAGCATCTTGCTAAAGCATTTGGTAAGACTGCAACTGTTGTAACTGGATCTACTTACCCCATTAATATTTCTTACCCAGATTGTAAGGATTTTGATATTGTTGATGCTGGTCTTGATCGCAGAAAGTATTCTCCAATCAGACTGACTATGGACGAGGTAGTTGATCGTTATAATGATCAAGCAATGGAACTGTCCAAAGAACAAGAGAAGGAAGTAGTTGCTTCTGTTCGTAAGAGAATGGGTAAAGGAACTGCATATACGAACTATAAGAAACCAGCACAGAATCAATCTAATAATGCTTGTTGCCCTCCACAACAACAAGCACCTGCGATGATGCCTTCTCAATCTACACCCGTTTATGGTGTTCCAAAGGGAACATCTAAACCTACTATTAAAAAACCAAAAGGTAATGGGTTTTTAGATAATGTAAAGACTGCAGAACAAAGCAAAGTAGACACACAGGTTGGGGACATCCTTAGTAAACTGAAGTGAGGTAAAGAATGGCACAGTGGATTGCAGCAATTGCTAGGGGACATAACTCTGGCATTTGCTTACTAAAAGATGGTGAGATGGTTATGTCTCTTGAAGAGGAGAGACTGTCTCGTCACAAATACGATGGAGGTCCACTTGCCTCCATGGTAAAAATCCTTGAGTATACTAATAGACTTGATTATCTTGTCATTGCACATACTCAACCCTTGGATGATACATCTAGGATTGATTTTACTGGTGACAATATGTACACTGGTTTAGCAAGGAAACTTGGTTTGATTGATCGTAAAGCAGATCTGTATAACCATCCTCAAGTAATTGATCTTAGTAGAACTCACCATAAACTTCATGCTGCTTGTGCTTTTTATCGCTCTGGTTTTGAGTCTGCAGTATCTCTAGTGGTTGATGGTGCAGGAACTTTTATTCCCATGACTCTCGGTAGAGAAACTGAGATGACCTGGGAGTTGGAATCTGCATTTACCTGTGAGTATCCTGCAAACTTTAAAACTATCTATAAGCACCAAGCAGGAAGAGGTCCTTGGGGATCTGCAAAGATTGATGATTTTGATAGTGAGGGTGAAAAAGAAGAGGGAACTCATGAGTTCATCCTTGATGAGAGTGCTGGTATTACAAAGGCATATGAGGCAGTAACTCAGTATTGTGGTTGGGCACCAATCGAAGCAGGTAAAACTATGGGATTATTCCCATATGGCAAACCAAATGATTTGATTCCATCCATTTATACTGATCATGGTGGAACTGCTGAGTGGAAGACTGCCGATAGAGATGTTATCGTTCCTACCTATCCCAATGGTGCAGTAGTTAATGAGGGAAGATATCCATTCCTTAGAACTCCTAAAGGTGAATCTGATCTTACTACACTAGAGAATCGTAGGGATATGGCGTATGCCATCCAGGTCGAGTCTCAGCAAATGGTTCTTGATCTTATCCGAAAGGTTGTCAAGATGTCTGGCAATAAGAACGTTGTTCTTTCTGGTGGATATGGTTTGAACTGTGTTGCAAACTATTGGTATCTTGATCAACTTAAAGATGAGGGTATTAATCTTTTTGTTGAACCTGTGAGTAATGATGCTGGCACAGCAATCGGTGCAGCATATTTTGTGTATCATCAAGTGAGTGAATCTATGACTGTTCGGGAAAGAATTAAGGATCTTTATTATGGTCCAGAGTATACATACGAACCAGAATTCATTGAACAAATAGCAACTAATTGGGGTGCTACTGCTATCAGAGGAGGAGTAACTTATTCTGATGTGGTTAGTTTGATTACTGATAAAAACATTGTTGCAATGTATCAAGGAAGGTCCGAGGCAGGACCTCGTGCTCTTGGTAATCGATCTATTCTTTATGATCCTCGTGATCCTAATGGTAAAGATCATGTAAATGAGATTAAACATAGGGAATACTTCCGCCCCTTTGCTGGATCTATTCTTAAAGAACATGTTCATGATTGGTTTGATCTTCGTGGAATGGAAGATACTCCATTTATGATGTATGCTGTTAAGTGTCAGGAGGGGATTGAAGAAAAAATTCCTGCAATCATTCACGTTGATGGTACATGTAGAATTCAAACAGTGACGGAGGATGTTAATCCTCATTATTACGGTTTGATTAATGAGTTCTATGAACAGACTGGTTGCCCAATCATCTTTAATACTTCATTCAATCTTGGTGGAGAACCTTTGGTTGAGACTTTAGATGATGCTCTTCGTACACTTCACAACTCTCGTATTGAATACCTTTATCTCCCAGAGTATGGGTTGCTTGTAGAAGTTAAGAATGGAGATGACTGATGATTCATATTGATTGCTCAAAAGAGATTTTAGATTTCCGTCAGTATGATCTGGCGGAAGATGAAGTATTTGTTATTGATAATCTCTTTCCTTGGTATCTTGTTCATCATGTTGACCAAGTTCTTCTACATGGATTTGGTTGGCAATATGGTCTGTGTAGTGGGCATAAAGAAAATGCTGATGGAACTCCAGACTTTGATTATGACAAAGGTGCAGATTTAGATCTAGAGGTTCCTTGCTTTAAGCAATCAATTTATCCTGCAAAGTCTGAGTCTGCACAGGATAGTGCATATCCCATGATTTATAATGCAGTGACTGCTTCTATCCCATTTGAGTTAGAGATGGGAGAGGTGTTGGTCAATGGTCAGCAGTACATTCATGATACGCTCATGCATCAAGACTGCTCTTGTGATAATGGTATTAGTTGGATTTACTACGTTAATAAGAGGTGGGAACCTGAGTGGGGCGGACCTACTATCATTGAATTGAATGGAGAGACTATTGAAGTCCTTCCAAAACCAGGTAGGGTATGTTTATTTAAAGGAAATATTCCACATAGAGGTGCTCCTCCAAACGGGGATTATTATCATGGTCTTCGTGCTACTTTAGTATTTAAAACTATGAGGAAGGATCCTCTCCCTGCTAGAAAATGAAGGTAGACATTTTTTCTATTCCAATTTTTATTGATAAAATTGATTTAGAGATTTTAAATTTTCCAGAACAAGAATTAATTCCTACGTGGGATTCTCAAACTCCAACTTCATTTGGTAATGGACATGATTCAAAATTAAGTGAAGAAGGAACGGCACATTTGTGTGAGGTTATCACTAAAAATCTTGCAGAAGCGGGTCTCTTTGGTCAGAATCCAAGACTAGGATTTATGTGGAGAAATAAATACTCCGAGACTGACTATCAAGATGTACATATTCATCCTCATTGTCAGTGGAGTTTTATAATTTATGAGACTATGAAGTCTCAAACATCGTTTTTGAATCCTTCTGTTAAAGATATTCAAAATCAAATTGGTACAAGCGTTGAGGGATTTCCTCTAGACTACAAGCCAGATCTTGGACCAGGAGATATTATTATCTTCCCATCTTTCTTATTCCACTCTGTAAATAGAGGTGCTGGGGGGACATCTATATCTGGAAATATTTACATGGAGTATAGTTAAATGATTAAGACTGTTGTAATTGTTGGTGGAGGAACCTCTGGATGGTTAACTGCGTTAGCAGTTACCCATAGAATTCCTAATGTTGGAGTTATTCTGATAGACAAAGAAGAATCGACAGCAGTGGGTGTTGGTGAAGCTACATTGCTGGGGTTTGATAAATTTCTTAATGAATATTGTGGTCTCAATCCACAAGAATGGATGCCTGCTGTAGATGCGATTCCTAAAGCTGGTATTTTATTTCCAGATTGGGTTGAGGAAGGTAATTCTATATGGCATCCATTTTACTTTCCAATGGCAGATGATAAGGTTCCTTTGTGGGATGCCATATCTCATACTGATGAGGATATTAAAGGACTATTGCCCTTGTACGATCTTAGCTTGGACAATAAGGTTGATGTTGCTGACATGAAATCCTATGCTTGGCACATTGATTGTTCTAAATTAGTTCAGTATATTCAAGATCACTTAAAAAATACTTCTATTTTGAAGCACGTTCAATCTAGTGTTGTTGGAAAGAGGGTTGATGCTTTTAATAATATTCAATCTCTAGTCCTTGCTGATGGATCTGTAGTCAACGGAGATATCTTCTTTGACTGTACTGGGTTTAAAAGTATTCTTAAAGAAGAGAGAGACAGAGTAGATCTTCAAGGAAGATTGTTTGTAAATACTGCTGTTGCTGGACATGTACCATACTTAGAAGAGGGTGATTGTAAGTGTAAGGGTGGAACTAATTCTGAGAAGCATCCTTATGTTGAGTGTCCTGCTGTTTCTGATGGATGGATTTGGAAGATCCCTCTTCAGACTAGAATTGGTAGTGGTATGCTTTTTAATAGGGACATCACTGATGTTGAGGATGCTAAAGATGCTTTTGTTGCGTACTGGGATGGTAGAGTAGATAGAGATAGTTTGAAGATTATTGATTGGACTCCATATTATGATAGAGATATTTGGCAGAACAATGTAATCTCTATTGGATTAAGTGCTGGATTTATTGAACCACTTGAGAGCACTGGAGTGGCGTTAATCACAGAGGGGATTTCTAAAGCAGTAGAAATTATAAAGGGTAGGTCATTTGATTCATTTGATCAAGACTTGTATAATTCTTACATGATTAGTTTGTTTGAGACCTGTGCTGACTTTGTGTCCTCTCATTATGCCATCAGCAAAAAAGAGTCTGATTTTTGGGACTACGTTCGGAAAAACTATGCCCCATCTAAGTATGAATCTGTTATACTTAGTAACATCAATAGCGTAGAACCATCAATCACAGATGGAAAACCCTCTATATTTGGTGGATCAAACTGGTTGTACTGGCTTCTCCAAATGGGATATCCAACACAGAGAAAAACTTACCTGGCGGAAAGTGCTGCTGATTACTTTGTCCAGAGATACAAATCATACAAACAAAGCCTTGAGTCTGGTAGAAGTGCAATTTCATTATCCGAGTTTGAGGAGATGATGAATGGCACAAACTAAAGTGTTTGTAAATGGTACATTTGATCTATTACACAAGGGTCACCTAGAACTTTTAAATTTTGCAAAGTCTCTAGGTGATAGACTTTATGTTGGTATTGATACTGATAGGAGAGTATCAGAGAAGAAAGGTCCGTCAAGACCAATATATAATCAAGAAGAGAGAAAGTTCTTCTTAGAAAATTTAAAGGCAGTAGATAAGGTAAGCCTATTTGATTCTGATTTAGAATTAGAGGTATTGATTAATTTCATACAACCAGATATAATGGTTGTTGGATCTGACTGGGAAGGTAAGTCAGTCATTGGATCAATGTATGCTGCTAAGTTAGTATTCTTTAGTAGAATTAGTGATTATGCAACCACAAAAACAATTCAACGTATTATTGATCGGAGAGACTTGTGATGATGAGTATGTCTACGGAGACGTAGAGCGTATTAGTCCAGAAGCTCCTGTACCTGTTCTTAAATATGATAGAACTGAGACTCATAAGGGTATGTCTGCTAATGTTAAGGCAAACCTAGAGTCTTTTGGTGTATTTGTAAATCATATTACAAATAAGAAATCAATTGTAAAGCGTAGGATAGTTGATCGTGGTAGTAATCAACAACTAATTCGTATTGATGAAGAGAATGAGATAGATTCTCTCAAACCATCAGAAGTAAAGTCTGCATTCATTCACATGCAGTATGATGCTGTGGTTATATCTGATTATGATAAAGGATATCTAACTAAAAATGATCTAGAAGTATTCTGTCAGAACTTTCCAGGACCAGTTTTTATTGATACTAAGAAGACTGAACTGTTTAGTTATCCAAATGTATTCTTTAAAATCAATCAAAGAGAATTTGATAACTTAGTGGTAAAACCAAACACTGAGAACTTGATTGTTACTGTTGGTGGTAATGGTACGGTATATCAGGGTAATATATATCCTGCCGAGAAGGTGAATGTATTCGATGTTGTGGGTGCAGGAGATACCTTTTTAGCAGCATTGACTTATGCGTATTTAATGCATAATGATATTGCAGCAGCAATAACGATGGCAAATAAAGCATCTGCTATTGCAGTTCAACATTATGGTTGTTATGTTCTCAGTAATGAAGAGGCACATGGTTTATGAATAAGACTATAGCATTTAATATTACTCATGATGCTTCTGCGTGTAAATGTTCGGGTGGCGATATTGAAGTATTTTTAGAAGAGGAACGATTAAGTAGAATAAAAAATGATGAGTATCCTGTAAAGACTTTTTTAAAACTAATTGAACCTGGGTGTTCCTTGGGTTTTACTGGTCTGGATTACAATGATGAGATTAATGTTAGTAAAAAAGTAAATGAACTAACACCAATCATCTCAAAGAAATTTGGCGTTCATCCTGATGAAATAGTAACTGTCACACAACATCATGCTTTACACGCTTTATGTGGTTTTTATAATTCTGGGTTTGAAGATGCATGTGTTGTTGTAGTTGATGGAATGGGTAATCATATTGATTATGATTATCATGAAGCAGAGAGTATATTTAATGTGAAGTATCCAAGTGATGCTACTTTGTTAGCAAGAAATGTTTGTGCTAGGAGTGACTCTAATAATATTCAACTTAGAGACATACATGGAGAGTGGCCAATAGGTATTGGCATGGTCTACGCTTCAATATCTTCTTATCTTGGGTTTGGATCTTTGGGGTGTGGTAAAGTTATGGGACTTGCTCCATATGGAAGAGATGATGATAACATCAAACCCTTCGTTCTTAAGGATGGATCAATTAATTCTAGATTGTTCTACAGAACTTTTGGTGGAGCAAACTTTATTCCATATGATTATCTTCCAACTCATTGGAAATTTACAGAATGGGATGAGAAGATGCAAAGGATTGCAAACTTAGCGTATAGGTTGCAAAAAGATTTTGAATCATATATGATTAATCTGTTACAGCAAGCAGTAAGGATGTCTGGGTCAAAGAATCTTATTTTAACTGGTGGTTGTGCTTTGAACTGTGTTGCTAATTATGAATATTTAAATCATTTATCAAAGGATATAAATTTTTATGTAGAACCAGTAAGTAATGATGCTGGTACTGCTATTGGATTGGCAAAACTGATGTATTATAAGGAGAATAACTCATGAGAGCATTGCTTCCTGGAATGAAGACTTATTGTATTGATATTGATGGTGTTATTGCTGCTAAGAATGGCACCTGTAAGACTTGTAAGTACGAAGCAAGCACTCCTATGAGGGAGAATATTGAGAAGATCAATAAGTTGTATGATGAGGGGCACTACATTAAATACTTCACTGCTAGAGGTATGGGAACCTATCATGATGATGCAACACAAGCTAATGCTCGTTGGAGGGAGCTAACAGAACTTCAACTAAGGATTTGGAATTGTAAGTATCATGAACTTATCATGGGTAAACCATCGGCGGACTACTACATAGATGATAAGGCGGTAAATTCTAATGACTTCTTCAATTAAATATGTCCCCAAGGGTTGGGGATATGAGAAGTGGATCGTTAATAATGAAATGTATTGTGGTAAGCTCTTGTTCCTTGAGAAAGGTAAGAGATGTTCATGGCATTACCACAAGATAAAAGATGAGACCTTCTACTTGCAGAGTGGTCTCATCTCTTTGTACTATGGATATGAGGATGATTTATCAACTGCAGATTTGATTGTTCTCACTCCTGGAGAAAGATTCCACGTTCCTGTTGGGATGAGACATCAAATGGTTGCACTGAACGATACTGAACTGTTTGAATTCTCAACCCAACACTTTGATTCTGATAGTTATAGAGTTATAAAAGGTGATTGAACGTATTGATGAATTGGTTATTGAGTTTCCTAATCTGATACCAGATGAATGGTGTGAAGTAATGATTGAGTGGTTTGATAAGAATCCTCAACTTCAATCTGGTGGAGGGGTGGTCAATAATAAAAACGAGCAAAGAGTTATAGAAGACTTTAAAGTAGCAACTCAATCTGTTGTTCCGTTCGGAACACCTATGTTTGAACTTATGTCAAAGGTATGGCATAAATCATATGATAGTTACTTAGATTTGGTTGAACGTGCTCCCATTGAAGATATTTACTTTAGAGATTATTCTATAAGAGTTTATGATAAGGGTGTTGGTTTTTTTAAACCACATGTAGATCAACAAGCTGGAGGAACTGTTACCAGATTATTTGCAATTATTTTATATCTCAACAACGTAAAAGAGGGTGGAGAAACTGAATTTGCCACCCTCAATAAAAAAGTAAAACCAGAGAAGGGAAAGGTGTTAATGTTTCCATGTAATTTTTTGTACCCACACCATGCGAATGTGCCCGTCTCAGATTCAAAATATATTGCTACTGCATTTGTAAACTTCAAAGCATCAGATAATCTTCAATAGTTTTAAATTTAAAATTACCAACCCACTTCATGTCAGCACAGGTGTAGGTTTGGTATTTACCTTTTAAGTGATCTGGGAAGGGGATGGTATTGATTTTACCACCCTCTTTTTTTGCAACCAATTCGGCAACATGCTGGAATGATACTGGAGAACCAGTACCAATATCATAGATACCACTACCTGCAGTGTTGTTCATGACAATACTCACGACATCATCAACACATACAAAATCTCTGAGGAACTTATTGGATCCCTTAAACAGATTGAGTTCACCAGTCTCTCTAATCTCTTTTGTAAATTTACTCACAGGACTTGCCTGATTACCTTTATGGTCTTCTCCATCTCCATAGACGTTGAAGTATCTAAACCCCTGAACAAGAGAGAACTTATCAATATTATCTAAGACAGTGTAATCTACCTGCAACTTTGAGATTGCATATTGGTTCAGTGGATTATATGTTTTTGCTTTTTGATGAATGCTTTGATTACCATATACAGATGCGGACGATGCATACTTAATTGGAATCTGATATTCTATTGCTTTATTAAGTAGGGCACATGAGAATGCCACGTTATAGTGCCACAACTTCTGCAGATCCTTCTCTGTTGTAGAAGAGATGGCACCTTGATGTAGGATTAGATTGACTCTATCCCACCCATCAAAGTCGGTAAAAAGTCTCCAAGCATCTTCTTGGTCCACAAGAATTACTTCATCGTCAAGTCTCTCTGCAAAGCACTTGCCAATGAATCCTTTGGCACCAGTTAGAATTATCATATCTTTTTGTCCAATATTATATCAAATAAATAATATTACTGCAACAATTTTCAGGATATATCCGATGGCTTTTGGATCTCTAGCAACTATCAAGCCAACTGCACTGAATACGAACGAGGTTCTTTATACCGCACCCGCTGGTCAGTTGGTAGAAGGAAAGGTATATATCACTAATCGTAGTGCATCCGAAATTAAAATTCGGGTTGGTCTCTCTACAGGAACTGCGTCAGATTTTGACACTTCAAAAGGTTACCTAGTATTTAATAGAGTAATTCCAAGAGGAGAATACTACGAGACTGATAGTATTTACTTTGGTGATGGTGAGAGTGTTGTTGTACGTGCTAATCATACTGATGTAACATTCACACTGCTTGCAGCAGAGACTGAGAATAGAGAAGAAGGTGGATTCCTTGCTCAGGGTGTGTCAGAATCTGACAAGAGCAGCACCTTACTCTTCACGATTCCTACAAATTATAAACAGCTCAGAGGTAATCTGTTTGTTTGTAATAGAGGATCCTTTGATACTAAAGTAAGAGTTGGTCTTGGGTCAACAGCAACAGATTATCTTGAGTACAATTATACTGTTCCTAGAGATACAACTCACGTTAGAACAGACATTAGAGCTGCTGGCGGGGACGTTCTTTACATTAGAAGTGATAGTTCCGATCAGAATCTTGTTAACTTTGTTCTCTCTGGATATTATGAGAACTTTACTACATTCTCTGGAGATATCGGTGTTGCAGGCACGATGCAATCTCAGAATGCTTATGTAAAATCTGCAGTATCTATTGGTATTACTGACGCTGCAGGTAAAGCACTGAAGGTAATTGGTGATACTGAATTAACTCATGTTAGTGTCACAGATGACCTTGTAGTTCAGGGTAATACTAACGTTGCTGGTGTTTCTACCTTTGTTGGTACAGTAACCTTCCAAGGCGGTACAGTTAACACTGGCGTTGGTACTGAGAACGCAGTTGTTCTTGATGCTAATGTTAACTCTAACGTTACCCCTGGTACAACTAATACATTTGACTTAGGTCAAGATTCTAAGAAGTGGAGATATGTTTATTGCGCGGATACGATTATTGCTAATAACATTGATACCAGTAATGGTACTAGTGGTATTGCAACTCTTGGTCGTGTGGGCGCTGGAGCCACTCAAACTCAGGTTGTAATTGGTGCTGCAACTACCGCACTCCTGGCGGGTGGTAACGTTGCGGCAAATGGAGATCTGATTGTCAAGGGTCAGATCGGTGTTGGTACAGTTACAACTCCCCAACTTAGAGGTAATACCAGTACAGGTAACCTTGAAGTATGGAACGCTTCACTCACTAGATGGATTCCTATTCAAGGTGTAGATACTACATATAGAAGTCTAACTAATAACACCACAATTGATGCTTGGACAACTGTTTGGGCAGATACTTCTGGTGGTACATGGACTCTTACCTTACCAGCGTCTCCACAACAGGGAGATAAAGTTAGAATTATTGATGTCAGAAAGACTTTTGATACCAATAACTTGACAATCGGAAGAAATAATAGTAATATTATGGGCGATGCTGCAGACATGACTGTTAATACAGAGGGAGCATCTTTTGAATTAATATATTCTGACTCAACTCAAGGTTGGGTAATCTTCACCGTTTAATTTTTTACTGATATGGCTAGGTCACCTGAAAAATTTACTGTTTGGTCTAAGGATGATTGTCCTTATTGCCAGAAAATTGAATATGTTATGGATGCTTTAAAGTGTAATTGGGAACTTAAAAAACTTGGAACCAATTTTACTCGCGAAGAGTTTACTGAAAAGTTTGGTAATGATGCAACATTCCCTCGTGTCTACATCGGAGAAGAACTACTTGGAGGATGTGGTGATGCAATCTGGTGGATGAAGGAGCGAGACGGTTACTTCCCCGCTAGATAATCATTGAGCGAGATCGAATAAAAAACCATCAATATATTCTCTAGCAAACTGCTTTGTATAGTATGATTTTATGATTCCATATGCGGGATCTGTATATGAGAGATGATGGTCATAACCTTTTTGAAAGATGTGAGCGGGAGACCGCTCACATTTTTTTGTGCATTCTTGATATCTTCTAAGATACAGATCTAACTTATTAATGTACTCGTCATAAAAATCTTGACGATCAGTTTTGATCCAGAGTTTTTTGGAGAAGTATGTATCTAGATCATAGATCTTTGACTTATCTTTTACTCTATCCTCTTGATCTCCAAGATACTTTTGAATATATTTGTCTGAATATTCTTTGCTTCCTTCTAGTGGATGGAAGTCTATGGTCCCAAAATATTTTACGTTACCACATTTTACATACTCTGTTCCAAAGACAGGAGCGTCGTATTGGAAGTCTGGATATATAACAAGAGATTCTGCAACGAACTTACCACGAATATGAAGTTCGCAAAGTCTTATTCTGCGTAGAGTCTCCGTCCTCCAGACATAAGATTTTATACAGGAGTTCTTGTCTTCTATAACAGGACTCAACCATTTAGGGAGAGCAACTGGAGTTAGGTTCTGATATAATTCAAATAACTTATTCCTAACTTCCATTACAAAGATTCAATAATAGATATTTATTATGCGAGTTCTAAGCATATTTGGTGGTGGTCATGATTCTTCTGCAACCTTTGTTGTTGATGGGAAGGTTGAGAGGTATCTAAAAGAAGAGAGATATACTGGAGTAAAGCATGACACAAATCACAATGCAATAATTAGGACAATCATTGATGAGGATCTTCTTAAAGATGTTGATTATATTTTAAATGTTAATCAATTAGAAGACAAAAAAGCAAAGCAATTAAATAATATTCTCAAATCATTTGCACCTCAAGCACATTTTTTGGATCCACCTTGGGAGCATCATTTATTCCATGCGTCAAATGCATTTTATAATAGTGGTTTTAATGAATCTTTAGTTGTTGTTATTGATGCTGCAGGAACTCGTTTGAGTTCTAAGTATGAGCAAACTGTAGAGTGTGAATCTGTTTATCATGTAAGTTATCCAAATGTTTTTAAGAAATTATATAAAGGATACTGGTCTGCTGGTGAATTTAAAGATAGAGATATAAAAAAGACTTCTGGTAAATGTGTATATCAAATTAGGGATATTAATTCTGGATATGCAAACATTGGCAACCTATACAATTCAGCTGCTTTAGCAATGGGACAAACCATTCAAGATTGTGGCAAGGCAATGGGACTATCTTCATACGGAAAACCTATTCCTTGGATGAGTTTGACTGGTTTTAATGCAAGGTCACATATAGAAAATTATTTTGAAGATAATTTACAATTCTTATCTGTTTTGAACGGAGAGATGGATGAATACTCTCTAGATATTACGCAAGATAATTATCAAAAGTATGCTGATTATTGCTACGAAGTTCAAAAGCAGTGTATGGAGATGACCATTGACATTATTAGGACGCATGTAGAAGCAACAGGAATAAAAAGAGTTTGCTTAAGTGGTGGATATGCCATGAACATAGTTACTAACTATCAGTTGATGCAAGAATTTCCAGATGTTGAATTCTTTTTTGAACCTCTTTGTAATGATGGAGGTATCTCAATTGGTGCTGCCATGTATATGTACAGAACACTAACAAAAGATTTTACAATACATCCGATGGAGACTACTTCTTATCATGGAGTTGCTCAGGATGTGTCCACATATAAGGGTGTTACTGCAGATACTAAACATGTGGTGGATCTACTATGCCAAAACAAGTCTGTAGCGGTCTTCTACGGGCAGGCAGAGGCGGGTGAGAGGGCATTAGGTAATCGATCCATACTGTTCAATGCATTGAATCCAGATGCCAGAGAGATTGTGAATACAATAAAGAAGAGAGAATGGTATAGACCATTTGCTGCTATGGTTTTGGAAGAGGATGCTCACATATACTTTGAGAATGCATGTCCCAGCAGATTCATGACGGTTTCGTTCCCTGTGAAGTCTGATATAATTCCTGGTGTAACTCATGTGGATGGAACATGTAGAGTTCAGACAGTTGCATCTGGTCACATGTATGATATCCTTAAGGAGTATAAAAAGGTGACAGGTCATGGTATTCTATTGAACACCAGTTTTAATCTTGCTGGTCAACCTCTGGTTGATACGGCAGATGAAGCACTCAAAACTTTGAACGAGTCCACTTTAGATTATCTTTGGTTTTACGAGACCAAACAGTTGTTTAAATCCACTTTTTGATATATAATTTTAAAATGGTGTCTGCACTAATGGAAGAGGACATTGACTTTGCACTCTACTATGATGTTGAGAAAGCAATTGACTATGCCTTTGAAGGTAAATTCGTACTTAAAATGTACGACTATCTAAAAATTTGTAATGCTAAGCGCCGACATGCTGACGAGTTTATCGAAAGCAAGACGGCAGCAGAGATCAACTTGTTGATTTTGGATCTAGAAGAGTATCTTCTGGGTGGTCAAGACGATACTCACAAGCAATTGCGAGAGGGATATGGTCACATTCCAAAACCACAAGCAAGAAAAATAAAGGAATATCTCTACGGTATTCTTGAAGATGCCTGGAGATACAGTAATGACAAGAAACCAGGAAGACGAAAGAAGTCAACTAAATAAAGCAGAAGATTCTCCTGATATCAATAGGGGATTCGAGTTAATGTTGCGACACCGCAGCAGGAGGGAGGAACCAAAACCTAAAACATTCGGCATAATGTTTGGGAAGGTGATCTCTCTCCTAAAGCGAGAGATACACTTCCATTTTGAAATAAAACTTGGTATTATTAAAAAGAGGTAATCTCGGGAGCAGTCCGATGTTAGCAATTACACTTACATTCTCCGCATTATTTTCCATAATGATGCTCATTGTGGGCGGAGTGGTTGGTTGGATGGCGAAGGAACATGTACTAATGTCCTCACCAGTCTATACACATCCCGAAATGTTTGACGAAAATGGGAATATTCTTCCCGATGAAATTTTAGCAGTACGATTTGAAAATGGCTATGACGACTACGAAGAAGAAGACGACTAAACCTATTCCTGAATTGCAACCAAACCCCTTCATGCATGAGATCCTTGATCTGGTTCATGGACAGAGGACAGTTGCTAAGAAGGCGGAGGTGTTGCAAAAATACAGGACTGAAGGTCTGGTCGCACTTCTGATTTGGAATTTTGATGACACTGCTGTGTCTGCTCTTCCTGAGGGTGATGTACCTTACTCTCGTGCAGAGGAGCAGACTGCACAAAACGAATCCCTATCTGCTTCGATTGAGAAGTTGAATAAGGTTGACGGTCTGTCTAAAATGGATGAAGTTGTTCGTAAGAGAGCAACTTCTATTCGTAAGGAATGGCAGAACTTCTACAATTATTTGCAAGGAGGTAACCCATCCCTTACTAGTCTCCGTAGAGAGACGATGTTTATTCAAATGCTTGAAGGACTTCATCCTAGGGAAGCCGAGATCATGGTTTTGGTTAAGGATAAGAAGTTGCAGACTAGGTATAAAATTACTAGGTCTGCCATCGCTGAGGCATATCCAGATATCCAGTGGGGAGGTCGTAGTTGAGTAAAAGTAAAGTCAGGGTGCTGCATGAGGATTGTGATCCTACATCAGTCGATGATAAGTCATTGCCTTGCACTGCATTCTTCGTAACTTACATGAAGGGTGGTCGTAAGTGCCATGACTTAGTGATTGCAGGTAAACAAGTGGATATCTTCGATCATTATTGGGACATGTATCGACAGGACCTTCTAGAGTTTAAACAATCCTCTGGCACTACTAATCCTAAGTTATATAATCCACCCAAAGGTAAAAAATAATGTCTAATGGATTTGGTGCTGGAGACGGTAAAGCAAAAGTCTTCGTACAAAAAGAAGAAGTAGAAAAACTGATCAAAGAATATAAAAAGATCAAAAAGTATATGAAGTCTCCCCTCTATGAGATTAAAAATCTGGATGGGAGTGAAACACTTGTCAATAATCTCTTAAAAGAATACGGAGAGGACAATGATTCACAAGATACTGACGGCGCTTGATCCTGCCTTGATTGGATCGCTGATGGGAACCTTACTTCTGGTTCCCTTTAGTTATTTCATTTATGATGTGAAGAAGAACCCAGACAAATACAAAGAGCACTAGTTGACAAATTGTCTGGAGTCAATTAAACTATCGGCATGAATAAGTTTTATTATGTCAAACTATAGACCCTATTCCCCTGAGTGGAATAGGAAAAGATACTTGACTGAAGCAATTCAGACCTACTTCAATGACGACATTGATGTTGAAGTCATTGTGGATGATATTAACTGTGCTCTGGAAGAGCAGAGAGATTATTATCTTGGTCGTGCAGAGAAGTTGGACGCTGTTATTGCTGGTCTCAATAAATAAATCTAAAGGGATACATCACTATGCTGTCAACCCAATACCGTCTTCGTTTGGAAGGCATCTGCAGAAAGATCTCCAATAAAGAAGAGGTTGATTTAAGTGATATGATTTGGGCAGAGAAATTGTCCAAAGCAAATACCACTGCTAGAGAATGGTTACGCAAAGCACGTCGCCATGCTGCTCAAGATATTGAGGAGGGTAGTATGGATGATTTTATGAATAAGATGGGATTAGGAGACCCCGACCCATCTAATTACAAAACGGGGTTCAGCGGTGCAGATGAAATTGTAGATTGGTTTAAGCAAGACAAACCAGATGACTGGAGACAGCGTGACTAATCGTGGTATTTGTAGCGTGATAGACAAAGATGGTAAAGTAACCAACTATGTCTGGTGTGATAAAACAAAACAGTTAGTAGTTAAGAAGATTGTTATGCAAGCATTAGTTTATGGTAACGGTGGTCAAGAATCTGAACGTGCAGTTATGGTTCTTGAAGCCTGTGGACAAGATGTAAAACAGTTTTTGCTTGGTGCTGACTTCAGTGATAGGCAGTTCCGTGCTGAGTTTGGTAGTGAAGCAGAGTATCCTCAGATTGCTATTGGATTGAATCATCGTGGCAATTTGAAGGAGACTCTCAAGTACATGAGTGATCAGGGAATGTTCTTGTGAGAGTCAATACGATTATCGTTGATGACTTCCTAGATAATCCTGATGCTGTTAGGGAGTCTGCTCTGCAAATTGAGTTCAATACTTCGGGAACCTTCCCTGGTCATCGATCAGATGCTGCTGATAAAGAATATCAGAATATGATTGGTGATAAGATTGATTTAATCCTAGGCACTCAAGAGTATGGTCCTATTCAGTTCAGAGACAACATGGACTGCTTTAGATTTCAGTTGTGCCTAGAGGGAGAAAAAACCTGGATTCATAAAGATAAGAGTGAGTGGGCAGGAGTTTTGTACCTTACACCTAATGCTCCTATAGATTCTGGAACAGGAATATTCGATAAGAATGAGAACCTAATTACCATGATTGGTAATGTTTACAATCGTCTTGTTCTTTATAGAGGTGACTTACTTCACAGAAGTATTGTTCCTGGGTTTGGTGACAGCATTGAAAATGGTAGATTAACCCAGGTATTTTTCTTTGATTGGGAAGAAGCATAAGGAATTATAAAATTGTATCGCGTTATACCAAACTAGTTGTATACATAGTAAAGTCAGTGTATAATGACAGTACGTTCATCTTATGCCTCTTCTAATGCTGCTCATGGCATTCAGTACACAAGAGGTTACCAGTGACTACCTTGTCAGTGGTGCCTACGACTGGATGATGACATGTGAGCAATCTCAAGAAGCGATTACGAACCTATATAAGGATGAGTATTATTCTCGTCCCGAAAATGTGGGAATTCGTGAGAGCATGAAGAGAAAGTTCTTACGTCATACACCTTATGAGTGCGTGGTCGAAGTATAAGACGCAAGTAAGTCGCGGAACGGAGCGTTCATCCCATGTTTGAATTACTTCTGTATTCAGGAATGGCATGTGCTGATGCTGATGCATTACTGCTCAGGATCAAAGCAAACGAGTCAGAACTATCACCACGTATAGTGGTGGAGTTAGTAGAGACCGTAAAGGACTCTGTACCTGAATGCGAATTCTATTGGGACGCAAACGACTGAAGGAACGGGAAAACGGATCCAGCGCAAGCTGAGAAGGTTAACTTTCCATTCTATTCAGGTAACGACAAATGAACACACTTAATCTCATCAAAAAGCAGATTGAAAAAGCAGCTGCACTTCACGATGCTCAGATCTCTCACACCGCTTATCGCGGAGTGATCTTTGATCGTCGCTGTGAAGAGCGTGATGAAGTTCACGGAGCATTCTGCTACCGTGGTCACACCTACGTCAAGTGAGGATGATATGCAAGCACTACAAGTTGCGGGACTAGGTTCCGCCTTTAGCGCAGCATTTATTCTCCTGTTGTATGGTGAACTACTGCTCCTTAAAAAGTTAGGTTGAGGAGTAAAGAATGCTGAAGGTCAATTTTTTTTATGACCTTCCAGTATTTGATCCAGATAAACACGATCCAGATGAAACCTTTGCGTTTTTAACTTATCGTGGTGTACATTACGCTAAACGGGTTCAATTAAAATCCAGAAGCATATTTAGCTGGAAGATCAAGTAGTTTAAAGGGGGGTTGCGACCCCTCTTTTTTTGTACTATAATGTTTAAGTGTATCTAAATTACTGATGGAACGAGAGAAGTTAAAGATACTCCTTGGTAAATTAAAAGGATTGATCGAAGAGATTGAGTCTGAAGTTTATTCTGATGTTGATTCATATACAGAAGGATTCTCCCCTCTCCCAATAGAAGGGGACTATGATGAAATTTACAACGATGATGATGGGTACTGCGACTAATTGGTATCATAGATATCTCAACCTTCCATTTACCATAGGTCCTCTTGACATGTTCAAAGAGGAGGGGAAGACGATTAAGCACTTCTATATCAATGACTACCCATTCTATCCTGTAGAGGAATGGTTCAATGATCTTGGACTTATTCTTGCATTGAAGGAAGTCTTTTACACTCCACCACACTCAAAGATTCCTATTCATACTGATCATGGTGCATATACTCACCATGCAAAGATTAATATCACTTGGGGTCCTGAGGAAGGCGTGATACAATGGTGGAAGTCAGAGAAGACTTATCGAAAGAAGATGCTTGGTTATGCTGGCGCAACCTCTGAATTCCATGACAACCTATGGGCAAAGGAAGAGGATTGTGACTTCTTATACGAGGCGAACACAAACAAACCAAGTCTAGTAAACATCGGTATGCTTCACGGGACTAACAACCCTACAGATCGCGGACGATGGACTCTCTGTTTTGTCCCACAGGATCAAAGAGGAAAATTCATTCACTGGAATGATGCATTGGAAATTTTTAAGAATTATTTGGAGAATTAAATGAGCGCAAAACTTATCAGTGTTACCCCTGATGCGGAGAAGCAGATTGCATACTGTGCCCGTGTTTCAAATCCAAAGAACCAGGACAACGATAGTTTTGCTGGACTCCTGAAGTACTGCATCAAGCATCGTCACTGGAGTATCTTTGAGCACGCATTCATGACGGTTGAACTAAATACTTCACTTGCAGTGGCAACTCAGTGCCTTCGCCACCGTTCGTTCACATATCAACAATTTTCACAACGCTACGCTGATAGTAAGGAACTTCAATTTGAAATTCCTATTCCAGATCTTCGTAGTCAGGATACAAAGAATCGTCAAAACTCTATTGATGATATCAATCCACGCGATAAAGCATACATGGAGGCGATGATTGCAGAACACTTCAAGCAAAGTCTTGAAGTCTATAACGCACTTCTTGATAAAGGTGTGGCAAAGGAGTGTGCTCGTTTCGTGCTTCCCCAAAACACGCAAACAAGACTCTACATGAGCGGAAATGTTCGCTCATGGTTGCATTATCTGGAACTGCGTACTGCAAACGGCACACAGAAGGAACACATGGAACTCGCTGAAGATATTCGTGCCATCTTCATTGAGCAGTTCCCAATCATCTCAGAAGCATTGGAGTGGAAGTAATGGCAACATACCCCGTTAAGCATAAAGAAACTGGTGAGACCAAAGAAGTGAAGATGAGTATTCACGAATGGGATCAGTGGAAGATTGATAACCCAGATTGGGAGCGTTACTTTAACGCTGAGAATTCTCCAGGTTTAGGTGTTGAGGTTAGTGATTGGCAGTCCCGACTGATCAAGCAGCGACCAGAATGGAATGAAGTTCTTGACAAAGCATCTAAGGCACCTGGATCTACAGTCAAGAAACTTTAATTATGTTCATTCTTGGAGTTAATATCTCTCACCACCCATCAATCGCATTGGTTGAAGATGGTGAGTTGATCTACTACATGGAAGATGACCGATACAACGGCATCAAAGAGGAAGAGTGGTTGCCTGGCAACATGATGAGATGTCTCATGGATATTGTGAGATATACTCGTCATCTAGATCACATTACATTCTCTTCTTATGGAAAGATCAATGGAATACACACCTATGATTATCCAGATGAAGATATCATCCAGGATGTGAAGGACAATCTTGGTAGATATGGAATTACTTTTGGTGATTCTCATTATTACTGGGAGCATCATCTTTATCATGCGTGCAATGCATTTTATGCCTCTGGTTTTGACCAAGCAGCAGCATTGGTTTTAGATGGTGGTGGTCATTACTTTAATGACTACATCACTCTTAGGGAATCTGAATC